TTGGACAATATGTTAATTTAGATTTTGATCAAATCAAGACATCCATCAGAGATTATCTGAGGGCAAATACTAATTTTACGGATTATGACTTTGAGGGGTCTAACCTTTCGATAATTATTGACGCATTAGCATATAATACATATACGACTGCTTATAATACTAACATGGCAGCGAACGAGTGTTTTCTTGACTCCGCCACACTTCGAGAAAACGTTGTTGCACTTGCCAGAAACATCGGATACGTTCCAAGGTCTCGTAGATCATCAAGAGCAAGAATATCTTTTACTGTAGATGGTTTAGTAGACACATCAACACTTACAATTAACGCTGGTGTTATTTGTAATGGTGCTGGAGAGAACACAAACTTCATATTTTGTATTCCAGAAGACATTACAGTCCCTGTTGTGAACGGATTTGCAGAATTTACGAATATCGAGATATATGAGGGTGTTTTTATTTCACAAACCTTTACTGTTGACACTTCTTTGTTTAATCAAAGATATATTCTTGATAATTCATTTATTGACACATCAACAATCAAAGTTAAAGTTAAACCGTCGTCCTCATCAACTTCATCAGTTACCTATACACAAATTGATAACATTGTAGGCGTAACATCAACATCAAATTCTTATTTGTTACAAGAAATTGAGGATGAGAGATATGAATTAATTTTTGGTGATGATGTAATTGCTAAAAAACTGTCAAATAGTAATGAAATTACGGTTTCTTATATTGTAACTGACGGAAGAGATGGAAATGGTGCTTCAGAATTTAGTTTTGTAGGAAATATTACAAATCAAGATGGTGCAGCTATTAATGCTGACCTTATATCGCTTGTTTCAACCGATGAAAAATCAAGAGATGGTGATGATATCGAATCTATCTCATCAATTAAGTATTTTGCACCAAGAATTTACTCTTCCCAGTATCGTGCAGTCACATCATCTGATTATGAGTCAGTTTTAGGTTTCATTTATCCAAACGTTGAGTCTGTAACCGCTTTTGGTGGTGAGGAGATGAGTCCACCTCGTTTTGGTAAAGTTTTTATCTCTGTAAAACCTCGAAATGGTGATTTCTTATCAGATGAGACAAAAAGAGAGTTAATTCAAAGATTGAAGAGTTATGCGGTTGCTGGAATTGTGCCAGAGTTTGTTGATTTAAAATATTTGTATGTTGAACTTAATGCAACACCATATTATAACCCAAGTTTAAATGATGATTCGGATAATCTTAAAACTGGCGTCTCAAATGCATTAACTCAATATTCACGTTCAATAGATGTGAATAAATTTGGTGGTAGATTTAAATATAGTAAGGCTGTATCTCTTATTGATAGTGTTGATTCATCAATCACATCAAATATCACTCTTGTTACGATTCGACGTAATTTAAAAGCAGTTTTGGGTCAATTTGCTCAATATGAGGTTTGTTATGGTAATCGATTCCATACTCAGGAGAGTTCATATAATGTAGTATCAACTGGATTTACAATAGAGGGTGTTACAGGTGTTGTTTATCTCGCTGATGAGGTGATAAATCGTGAAAAAGGTCGAATTTTCTTCTTTACATACATTGAGGGTGGAACTCCAAATATTGTGAAGAAAAATGCTGGAACTGTCGATTATATGACTGGTGAAGTTCTTATAGATACTGTAAATATACTTTCAACGGTGGTTGCGAACGGTGTAGTTGAAATTCAAGCAATTCCACACTCAAATGATATCGTAGGACTTCGTGATTTATATGTTAAGTTCGATATGACAAACACAACGATTAACATGGTTCAAGATTTAATCGCATCAGGTGAAAATACATCTGGTTCAAGATTTGTTCATACTCACAGTTACTATACTCCTACTTTCACGAGAAAGTCGAATTCTCCAGTTTCTACAGCTGCTGCGATTCTTCCATCAACAGCCTCTTCGACTGCGACCACGACAACAAGTGGTGGAACTTACTCAGGTTCAACTATGGGTTCAACAACTACAACTACAACAACTCCCACATCCTCATCAGGCGGTGGATCTAGCTATGGTGGCGGATATTAATGATAGACACATCAATACAAAGAGTTGAAATCAATCAGGTAATTGAAAATCAGTTACCTGAGTTTGTACAGTCTGAAAGTCCACTTTTTGTGGATTTTATGAAACAATATTATATTTCTCAAGAATATCAGGGTGGTTCAATAAACATTGCTGAGAATCTTGACAGATATACTAAACTACAAACATACGTTGGTGCTGCACTCACAGAATACACTGGATTATCAACAGATACAGAATCTTACTCAGATACAATCTTTGTAGATTCAACAAAAGGATATCCAAGTAAGTATGGTCTGTTAAAAATTGATGATGAGATTATTACATACACTGGTATTGGAACCACATCATTTACAGGTTGTGTTCGTGGATTTAGTGGTGTTGATAGTATGGATCAACCTACAAGACCTGATTTATTATCATTTAATACGACTGTAGGCGCATCTCATACTGGTGGTAGTAAAGTTCATAATTTGTCAAATCTTTTCATTCGTGAATTTTTTAGTAAGTTAAAAACAACTTATGCAAGTGGTTTTGAAAATCGTAAGTTAAGTAGTAATATAGATCAAGTTAAATTTATTCGTCAAGTTAAAGATTTTTATCGAACAAAGGGAACTGAAGAATCATATCGAATACTATTCAGAGTGCTATATGGAAAAGAAGTTAATATCATCAAGCCATCAGAATTTTTAATTAAACCATCAGATGCAGATTATGGATTTGCACAAGATTTTGTTGTTAAACCCATTACTGGAGATCCTCGTAACCTAAAAGGTTCAACACTTTTTCAAGACGCTGATGAAGATGACAGTAATATTAGAGGTGCCTCTGGTGCGATATCAGATGTAAAAGACTTTTTATATGGTGGAGAACACTATTATCAAATTAGTGTATCTCAAGATTCAATTGATGGTAATTTTATAGTTCCAGGCAGAACTCGTGTTACTGATCCTGTGTCAATCGGTGGAACTGTAATTACAGTTGATACAACCGTTGGATTTCCCACTAGTGGTTCTTTGTCATTACCAACAGCGAGTGTCGCTGGTGTTGTAACTTATACAAGTAAAACATCAAACCAGTTTGTTGGAGTGAATACAGCTCTTGACACTTTAAGTATTGGAGATGATGTAAGATACAATAATGTAGCTTATGGATACTCTTTTGCAAATAATACACAAAAGATTGAAGTCTTAATCACAGGTGTATTGAAAGATTTTCCTATTCCCGAATCAACATTCTATTTTAACAAAGGAGATAAAGTTAAAGTAGGGTCATTTGGTATTAATAAAAGTTCTGAGGATGGTAATTTTAGTTCATGGGTTTACAATACTTCTGTAAAGTTCACACCAAAAACTGTTGTTAGACAATCAAGTAGTAGTTTTAACATTACAACTCTTTCCGATCATGGATTACTGGAAGAAGATGCTATTGAAGTTTTAGATGGTCAATCTACCTTGGTCGCAGTTGGTCGTGTATTAAGTGTTGTTAGTAGTTCAACATTCATAGTAGGTGACTTGCCTGGTGTTGGTATAAACAATTTTGCATTTATTCGTAGAAGATTAAAGAGAGGTAATAGTTCTCTTCATGAGAATATTACAAAATACACAACTGATGTTCAAAATGTATATGACCATGACAGTGATAATGCATTAGCATTACCACCACATCCTCATATGTACGCTGCTTCGCCTTCGCTTCCAAGTTTAGGTAACGAACCAATAGCTGCACCAGATCGTTCTATAACATGGACTGGCGCCACTGGAGGAGACCTCATACAATTGATACAGGTTACGGAAGGTGCAGCAGATCATGGATTCTATTCTGGAGAGGTTGTCACATATAATGTGATTAGTGGTTTTCTAGGTCAACTGATTGATGGTAAAAACTATTATGTAAGTCGTGTTGATTCTAATAATATTCGTCTTGCAAACTCTTTACCTGACTTAGTAAATGGTGATTTTGTAGATGCAACTGGAGATGGAACATTTAAAATTTCTGTTCCTGATTTAGCAAACAAAAAACTTGATCATCAGAAATTATTGAAGAGATTCCCATTAAATCCAGTGTTTGATGGGGCAAGGCGTGAGACAGCGCCAGGCGCCACTGGCATGCTTGTAAATGGTACAGAGATACTAAACTATAAGTCGGGTGATGTTATATTTTTTGGTGGTGTTGAATCAATAGATGTTTTAGAAGGTGGGTCTCAGTTTGATGTCATCACTCCACCAAAAGTTAGTGTTGAAAGTTTAACTGGTGCTGGTGTCAGTGCGACAGCAAATGTTAGGGGTTCATTTGAAAGGATTGATATTATAGACCCAGGCTTTGATTATGTTGCACCACCAATCATAGAAATTAGTGGTGGTAATGGTGTAAATGCGATTGCAAGATCAAGATTAAAACAAGTTGATCACTTTATGGATTTTGATGCATCATCTACAGGTAATGCAATCAATATCGCAGATGATACAATTGGTTTTGGAACTTTTCATAAGTTTCGTGATGGAGAGGCTGTAATCTATAAAACATTTAATACTGGTGCAATTGGTATTGCAAGTGCTGGTATTACAACAACTTTAATTCAAAACAATCCAGATCAAAGACTCGTTGATGAATCAATTTATTTTGTATCAAAAGTCAATCAAACAACAATTAAACTTGCAAATAATCAAAATGATGCAATAACAAAATCAAACCTAATTAACTTAACTGGTTTTGCTGATGGTTCACAAAGATTTCAAAGTTTAAGAAAGAAATTTGTTCTAGGTCAAATTATCATTGATAATCCTGGCGAAGGATATGAAAATAAGAGAAGATTGATTCCCACTGCTGGTATTAATACATATTCTGATTTTATTGAATATACCAATCATGGATTTGAGGATGGAGAACTTATTCGTTATTCAAATAATGAAGTTAAGATTGGTGGTCTAGACACCGACCAAGATTATTACGTTTTAAAAGTTAGTGATAGTCGTTTTAGACTTGCATCTGCTGGTATCGGAACAACATTGTCTGATGCAAACTATCAGTCAAAACAGTTTGTTGGACTAACATCAGTTGGTTCTGGAGAACATGTATTTAATTACCCACCTATTACTGTTCGTGTTAAGGGGACTATTGGAATTAACACATCAGAGCCAGAAAACTATCATGCAAGGGTAAATCCAATTGTAAGAGGTTCAATCACATCCATCAACGTTGAGAACGCTGGTCTTGGATATGGAAATGATTCTACATTTAACTTTAGTATTCCACCACAAGTAAGAGTATCCTCTGGTTCATCTTCAGAGTATAAAGCGATTGTTACAAATGGAAAAATACAATCGGTAATTGTAACTCGTTCTGGTGCAGAATATACATCTGCTCCTGATTTAACAATTTTAGGTGATGGTGTTGGTGCAAAAATTATATCATCAATCAGTAACGGAAGAGTTGATTCAGTCACTGTTGACAATGGTGGTGTTGGATATTCAACTGCAAGTGTTGGTGTTCAAGAAGTAATTCCTGGCACTGGTGCTGTATTTTTACCGAAGATTAGATCATGGGCAGTTAATAACGTCAAGAGATATGAAGATATATTCTATGGAGATGATGGATTCTTAACAAGAGGTAATAATGATGAAGGGATTAAATTTTCATCTTATTACGCTCCAAGAGGTCTTAGAAAGATATTAAAGTCAAAAAACAGTGATGGAACAATTGATTATACATCAAACGACTTAAATCTTTTAAACAACGCAGAACAAATATCTTTAAATCACTCACCCATTATTGGTTGGGCATATGATGGCAATCCAATATATGGCCCATATGGATATGACCGTAAGGACGGTGGTATTGTAAGACTTATGAGATCTGGATACTCTCTTAAGACAACAAGAGAGAATGGCCCTCCAATATCCACATTTCCACTTGGATTCTTTGTTGAAGATTATGAGTTTCTTGGAAATGGTGACTTAGATGAAAATAACGGAAGATATTGCATTACTCCAGATTATCCGAATGGAACTTTTGCTTATTTTGCAACAATTAATCCAAATGAAAATGAAACGAGTGGAACATTTAAAAACTTCCGTTCGCCAGTATTTCCATATCTAATCGGTGCAAATTATGCTGCACAACCTGATGAGTTTAATTTTGTAGAAACAAATAATCAAGATTTAGACTTAAACACTTTAGGATTAAGAAGAAACACAAATCCTTACAAACTTGAAGGTTCTGGTGCAGATTATGAAGGCATACATGATAGTCGTAAGAAGGTTGATCAAGAAATTGAGGTTAACTATGCGTCAGCTGGTAGAATTGACCGATATGAATTATTAAGTGCTGGAACAGGATATCAAGTCAAAGATGACCTTAGAATTCAAAATTTAGGAAAGGGAAATGGCTTTTCTGGTGAGGTGTCAATTGTTGAGGGAAAAGAAATCGTATCAATCGCTTCAACTATAGTTAAGATTGAAAATATAGTATTTACTTATAATAATCAGAATGGACAAGTAACTGGACTATCATCCCAACCTCATGATTTAGTTGTTGGTGATGTTGTGACCATATCTGGACTTTCCACAGATTCCTTAAGAAGATTAGATGGTAGACATCAAATTGGATTTAACACATCATTCTTAATTCTAAACGCAGGCATTGGAACGACTGGTTCAACTGGCATGATTACAAATCTATCTGTGACTGGTGATTTATCTAGAAATGCGATTGCACCAAATGATGTTTTAGGTATTAACACAGAGAGATTTTTAGTTCTCAATGTAGATGATGTTAATGACAAGGTTAGAGTCAAGAGACAATTTGATGGTAGGATTGGATATCCCCCATCTTTAACTGGTATTGCACATACAAGCACATCTTTAATTACATCCTTAAATCGTAACATCACATTTAATTTAGGTATCAATACTGATATTCAAACTAGAGTTAATATTCCTTACTTCTTTAATCCTACAGAGAGTGTTGCGATAGGAACAGCGTCTGGCGTTGGAATAGGATCAACAATCAGTTACTCATATAGAGTTATCGGTGGTGGTTCTACAGATAGATTTATTCCAACTCAGAGTATATTTTTACAAGATCATGGATTTGCCACTGGTGAAAAACTCATATATTCAAGTGATGACGGAACTCCTCTTTTAGTTTCTAACGGAATCAATAACGTACCAAACTTTAGATTAACTAATAACTCTCCAGTATTTGCGATTAATCTTGGTAGAGACTTACTTGGTATATCTACAAATCCATTGGGTATTGGTTCAACTGGTTCAATCACTGGTATTGGTTCAACAGCTTATCAATTATTCTTTGATGGATTTGGAAGTGGAGAATCTCATAGTCTTACACCAACAAAACCTGAGATTACTGGTTTTGCAGAAAAGGTAGTCGGAACCGTTGTTTGTAAGGAAGCACACAATTTAGTTGCAAATGATCGTATCTCAGTATCTGTAACACCAGGCATCACAACCTCTTTTGATATTCAATTTGATGATACAACTCGTAGAACATTTATCAATCCTATTAGTTTTGGTGCAGCTGCTGTAGATGTAAACAAAGATCAAATTACACTTCCTAATCATGGATATAAAACTGGTGATAAAATAATTTACAAATCAACAAGTCCAGCGAGTCCATTATTTAATGATTTTACATACTTTGTTGTTAGAATTGATAAAAATATAATTAAATTATCTGAGACTGCTTTTAAATCTAAGAAATTAATACCTGAGTGTATATCACTTACATCAACTGGGTCTGGACATAAAATTGCTCTTATCAACCCACCACTATCATTAACTCGTGGATATAAAGTTGGATTTGCCGTATCTGATACATCTCTGACTCAAGTTATATCTGGAAAGAGAACACAGGTGTTTGATTTTGAATTATTCAGAGATACAAACTTTACAAACCCATATTTTAATAATCCAGAAGATGATGGATTCCAAGTCATAGGTGTTGGAACAGTCGGAGTTACAACCACTGCAAGAGTTGATTTATCTGTCACAGATAACACTCCAGAAGATTTATTTTACAAACTAACACCTGTAAACTTAAATATTAACGCTCCATTTAAGAGAAATCCTATTGTTGATACTGATGTAATTAATCACTCAAGTTTAAAAATTTCAGATAGTGTTTATAATGGTGATTATGTAATTACAGGAATAGGAAGCACTACATTCTCATTCGTATTACCATCTCAACCAGAAAAAGATGGATATACAAAAGAGGAGGCGACAACTTTAAAATATAACACATCATCAACTAGTGCCATAGGTTCTATAAACAAAATTAGAATAATATCAAAAGGTAGAAACTATCAAAATATTCCTGTTGTTACATCAATCGGTTCTACTCTTGGAGTTGGTGGTGTGGTTAGATTAAATAGTACCAATATTGGTAAGTTAAGAAACTATACAATTAAAAATTTAGGATTTGATTATTCAGCAGATAAAACAATACAACCATCTGTTCAATTACCTCAAATATTAAGATTAGACAGATTATCTAAAATTGAAAATATAGGAATTAGTTCTGGTGGTAAAAATTATCTTGAACCACCAAATATCGTTATAATTGATCGTGTAACTGGTTTAACTAAAGATGAAGTTCTAACTGAAACTGATTTACAAGGAACATCAGTGTCTGAAGTTAGAATTTTAAGAAATACAAACTCTTTATATGATACGAATCCAAAAATAGTCGCTACAAACAATAATAACGGAATCAAAGTTAAAGACTTAGATTTCACATCTGGAACAAATGTTGTCACATTAACTCTTGAAGGTGGTTATACTTCATCAACATATCCATTTACTTTAGGTGAGAAACTATATGTTGAAAATATCGGCATTGGTTCAACAGGAAGTGGATTTAACTCATCAGATTATAGTTATGAACCTTTTGTAATTACTGGTGTTAATACAAATCCAGGCGGAGGAAATGCGACAGTTTCCTATAAACTAGATTCATCAGTTACACAGCCAGGCACATTTAGTGCAACGAAATCATCTGGACAAGCAATACCTTTTGAAAATATTGCACAATTTAATATTAGTGTAGAAACAAATCAATTTAGTGTCGGTGAAACTGTCAGCACAGGTGATAAAGTTGGAACTGTTGTTGCATGGAATGAAAATAATAAGTATCTAAAAGTTCTTTCAAATGATACTTTTAAAGTTGGAGAATCGATTAATGGCGCATCTTCAAAATCTATCGCATTAATTGAACAGACATCAAAATTTAATTCTGTTTTCAATATTGATTCTAACTCAGAATTTAGAAGTGGATTCAGAAAAGATACTGGAAAGTTAAACACTGAGTTACAAAAACTCGCAGATAATGATTACTATCAAACATTTTCATATTCATTGGGAAGTGAAATTGATTATGACACATGGAAAGACCCTGTTAATAGTTTAGGTCATGTTGTCGGATTTAGAAATTTTGCAGATGTAAGTGTTGTGTCCACTGCATCAACTGATGATAAGAATAGAAGTAATGCTAGAGTTGGTGTTTCATCAGCTGTTGCTGTAGTTGTTACAGATTTAATAAGTGAAAATGAATCTCTCCATAATTCATATGATTTTGATTTAGTTACAGAGAACTCTAAGAATATTAACGGACAGTTTGCCTCTGATGAAATCAACTTTGGTAATAAAATTCTAACAGATTATATTGAGTCTAGAACAAACAGAGCAATCTCAATTGATAGTGTGAGTTCTCAGTTTAATGACTTACCTCGTGCAACTGCTTTCTCTGATGTATTTGCTTTTGATATTGATGAGGTTGATGGTGTTAAGTTCTATGTTCTACTCTTTGATACTAGATTTTCAGGTGAAAAAGAAATAATTCAGGTTAATCTAATTCATGATAGATCTGTTGGATATATGATGAAGTTTGGTCGTGTAGAGACATCTATCGACCTTGGTGATTTTGATTTTGCAATATCAGGAACAACAGGAAATTTAAGATTTGTTCCAGCAAAATCTAAATTTAATAATTATGCATTAAGAATATTTGCACAAGAAACATTTAAAAACACAATCGCAGCTGAAGGAGACATTGGAACTGAGATAAACGTTGGGGTTGGTGTCAGTATTATATCTTCAGCTACTGGTATTGGTTCTACAGATCCATCTCCAGTTCAAGTTGTTGGTTTTGGAACTACTGCGGTTACAACTTCTAAATTACTTGTTCAAACACAAGAATTGGGCGGTAGAGAAAGAACTCAAATAAATGAGTTAGTTGTATTGAATGACAGCGAGGAAGTATATCTTTTAGATTATGCTCAGATGATAAACGAGAATACTTCACAAACCAACTCTCCAAGTGTCGGACTTGGAACATTTGGTGCAGATGTAAGATCAGGTATCACAAGTGTTTACTTTACACCTGAGACTGGAATTGGTGTAACGATGAGAGTTCATCAAACATCAATAGGTTCAACTGCAACAGGTATTGGAAGCACAACCATATCACTGACAGAGTTATTATCAACAACTACTAATATTGCAGCAACAGGAACTCCACAGGCCACAAGAATAAGTGGAATTAATTCAAACACATATACTGCCTTTGATGCACTAATTGAAATACATGATACGACAAATGACAAGTATGCTGTCACTCAGGTAACTGCAATTCATGATGGTAGTGAACCTTTCTTTACAGAGTTTGGTTACATAGATAATTTCTCTACAAACAATACTTCAACATCTGGTCTTGGGGTTATTGGTGTTGGTTATTCAACAGCATCTGGTGGTGATATTGAACTTCGTTTAACTCCTCCAGCAAATACAGCAATAACAACTAAAGTATTCCAAAGAAACTTTAATGAAACTGGAACAGGTGGAGTTGGTTTTGTTACATTTACAAATTCTAGATTAAAATCTGCTGAAGGTTCATATACTGGAACGGAGAATGATATCAAATTCTCATTCCCTCTAAAACATGCTGGAGACCCAATATTCCATAAGACATTTGATTCATCAGATGCTGCTGTAGTTGATGTTACAAATGATACGTTTGTAGTTAATAATCATTTCTTCCAGACTGGTGAGGAATTAACCTATACTCCAACTGGTGCTGGTACAACAATGAGTATCGGTATTGCAGCAACTGCTATCAGTGGAATAGGTGTTACTACAAAATTACCATCTACAGTATTTGCAGTTAAACTTGCAGAAAATAAATTTAAGGTTGCAAGAACAGCAGCAGAGGCACTTCAAGCGATTCCAAAAGTTATTGATGTGTCAGCTGTTGGAGTTGGAACAACTCACTCATTTACCTCAAAGAATCTTAACTCTAAGGCTCTGATAACTTTAGACAACAATATTCAAAGTCCAGTTATACAGTCTCCTGTAAATGTTAAACTATCATTTGATGCAGCGTTAGAGACAGACTTCATCACAATAACTGGTATATCATCATTCTTCTCAGGTGATACAATTAAAGTTAATGATGAGTTCATGAAGATTGACACTGTTGGTATTGGATCTACAAATAGAGTATTAGTGAGAAGAGGAAGACTTAATTCTGCAATCGCAAATCATAGTGCTGGTGATACCGTCACTAAGTTCTTAGGTAACTATCAAATTGTTGAAGATACAATTAACTTTACAGATCCACCCAAAGGTGAGAAAGGCCCATCTGGTTTAACAACTACATCTACATTTGCTGGTCGAGTCTTTACTCGAACTGGAATACCTGGCGGAACACAAGAAACTTACGCAGATAACTTTGTATTTGATACTGTGGAAGAACAGTTTACAGGAATCGCAACTAACTTTATTTTGAAGTCTGCTGGTTCAAACGTAACTGGATTTGCGACAAACACTGGTGTGATTCTATTAAATGAAATATTCCAGAATCCAAATGATGACTACAATATCGTTGAAACTGCTGGTATTACCTCTGTAAGTTTCACAGGTGTCGGAGCTACAAATAATTATGATGTAAACATATCATCAGTTCCTAGAGGTGGTATCATAGTTTCTGTTGGTGAGACCACAAACTTTGGATATCAACCTCTAGTCGCTGCTGGTGGAACTGCGATTGTATCTGCTGCTGGAACTGTTGAATCTGTATCGATTGGAAATAGTGGTTCTGGTTATCGAGTTGGATTGCAGACAAATATACTTGTTAAGGCTCGTGGTAGTTCTGGTATTGTAACTATAGGAAAGGCAAACGTATCTGCTGGTATAGTTACGTCTGTAACTATTACAAATGGCGGTGGTTCTGGATTTAGTTCTGCAACTCCTCCAGTTCTTGAGTTTGAAAAACCACTTAATTATGAAAACTTAAGATTGGTTGGTAGTTCAACTGGTATCGGTGCATCTATATCAGTTCGTGTTGGTACTGCATCAAGCATAATTAGTTTTGAAATTACAAACTTTGGATATAATTACAAGATTAATGATGTTCTTACAATAGAAGAAGGTGGACAAGCTGGTATTTTAACAGATGCAAATAAAGTAGTTAAGGACTTCCAATTAACTGTTCTTGACACATTTAATGATAGTTTTGCTGGATTCACGTTTGGTGAACTAGAAAAATTAAATAGTTTTGAAAACTTATTTGATGGTGATAGAAGAACGTTCCCAATCACTAAAACTATTGGTGCAGTTGAAACACCAATTACTATAAGAGCTGCAAAAGGATCTCCAATTAAAGTTGCAGATAACACTTTAATATTCTTAAATGATATTCTTCAAGTTCCTAATGAAAGTTATGTGTATAGTGGTGGTTCACAGATTACATTCTCTGAAGCTCCTAAGTCTGATGATAAGTTGAGAATTTATTATTATCGTGCATCTGATGATGACGTTCTTGAAGTTGATATTTTAGAAACAGTTAAAACTGGTGATCAATTAACAATTAACAAATATCCTGATGTTGGTTTAGATGAGGCGTTCCAACAAGAACCAAGAACAGTCACAGGTATTACAACCTCTGATACAGTAACCACAAATACTTATGTCAAGGCTGGAATTACAACTGTTAGAACACTTGAAAGACCAGTTACTTGGAAGAAACAAACTCAAGATGTATTTGTTAACAACATAGGAATTGGTAAAGATAGAGTTGAATTAGAACCTAATATTAGACCAACCGCATATATTATCAAGAGTGTTTCTGCTGGTTCGAGTGAAGTATTTACAGACACAGCAGTTCCAATGTTTAATCAACTAGATGATCTTGTTGAAGTTAAACAGAAAGTTTTAATTCTTGATCGCACATCTAAAACTGGAGTCGCTGCAACTGCTGTTGTCTCTGCTGGTGGTTCAATAACCAGCGTTGTAATATCTGATGGTGGTTCTGGATATACTGTTGCACCAAAAGTTTCTATCGGTGTTACTGCTGGAATAGGCACAATTACCGCTGGAGTTGGTACAACATCTGGAAATGCAACAGCGGATGCAACTGTGTCTGCTGCTGGAACAATATCTGCGATTACAGTCACATACGCTGGATTTGGATACACTCATACAAGTCCACCATTAGTCATGGTAGAACCAGAAGCGGTAACTCAAGATGAATTAAGAAGTATTAAATATCAGGGTGATTTTGGTGAAGTGGTTGGAATAGGAACATCAACTGTTGCTGGAATTGGAACAGCATTACAGTTTGACTTGTTCATTCCAAAAGGATCTGTTCTTCGTGATACGTCAGTGGTAGGAACTGCTGTAACTGTAAGTGGTATTGCATCTGGATATTACTTTACTGTGTTTGATAGTAACATTGGAAGTGGTTTAACATCATATGATAATCCGATTGGAATTACAACAGTTGGAATTGGAACTTCTTTCCTAGATAATATATACAAGGTACATAGTGCTAAAACCATACAAGGGCCTGCTCTTGGTATTGGTGCAACTGCTTTGAGAAGAGTAACTGTAAGTGTCAGTTCAACTGAGGGTATTGGTATCGGAAGTGGATCATTCGGTAAGTTCTCATGGGGTCGTTTACACGACTTTGTTAAGAAGGATACTAAGGCATTTACAGCGATTACCAACGATGGTATCACAGGAATTAAAACTGGCCCTGTAATCATTAGAACTAGTGATTTAAAAGAGTCCTATTCTTAATATAAATAAAAACAAAAAGTCATTGATAAAATGTCAGCAAT